CGGTTGCCGGGAATTGCGGTATCGTCCACCGCGAGGGCGCGGGCATCGTCACCCTCCGAGGCCTGACGAATCAGTGCCGCGCTCGGTACAAAGTGTCCTTCGGCGCAAACATCGCCATCCCCACCGGCGGAACGGTCGAAGCAATTTCCCTTGCCCTCGCCGTCAACGGCGAGCCGCTTGTTAGCGCCACCGCCATCGTTACCCCCGCCGCCGTCGGCGATTACGGAAACGTGTTTGTTTCCGCAAACGTCGATGTTCCCCGCGGCTGCTGCCTGACTGTCGCGGCGGAGAACATCAGCGGACAGGCAATCAACGTTGCCAACGCCAACATGATCGTTGAGCGCGTGGCGTGAAAGGAGAAAAACCATGAGTGAATATGCAATGAAGTCTATCCGCGAAAAGCTCTGCCGCGAGCTGGACGAAGTGGCCCGTAAGCCCGACCTCGGCGCTGGCGATCTCGATATCCTCCACAAAATCACCGATACTGTCAAGAACATTGACAAAATCGAAATGCTCGAAGACGGGGACTATTCCCGCGCCGGTGAGTTGGAGGCGGATATGCGCGGAACCTACGGTCGCGGCAGCAGCTACGCCCGCCGCGGTACGCACTACGTCCGCGGCCACTACAGCCGAGACGGCGAGGGCGACCGCTACAGCGAACGGTACAGCCGCGACGGTATGCGCGAGCATATCGAGGGCATGATGCGCGACGCGCAGGACGATCGTACCCGCGAGGCGCTGCGACGCTGCCTCGACGATCTCGGCTGACATGCTGGACGCACTCGAGATTCGCAAGGAGATAGCGAGACTCGAGTATGAGGAGTCGAGCTATCCCAATTATGCCAAGTTAGCCACACTCTACACCATCCGCGCCGAAATGAACAAGGAGAACGAGCCGCAGAGCGCCGCGCCGCGAGCGGTTGTGCAGTCCATCCCGGCTTATTCCGGCGCAGCCTACGGTAACAGCGACTTTCTTCGCACCATCTCGGATAAAGAGCCGCGAGACGCATGGCGGGTGATAGATGAGCTGATGGAGAGCCTGAGCGTGATGCAGCCAAAGACCTACGCCGCGGTCATGAACAAACTAAACGACCTATAAGCAAAAAGGAGGGCCTTTCAGCCCTCCTTTTCCTTGTTCGCAATGTAGAATGCAATAAGCCGGACAACGTACTTCGGCGGGTTGGAAACGCCGCTCTCCCAATTTTCAATGCTGCGTTTCGGGATGCCGAGCATCTCTGCAAAGGCGCGTTGCGTGAGCCCGGTCGATTCACGCAGCGCCTTGATCTCACTCATTGACCGCCACCTTGCACCAGAACACCGGGCGCGGAGCGTCGCCGCCGAAGTCGAAGAGAACGGAATAGAGCTCGCCGTCGTCACCGCGGCAGATCGGCGAATAACCGTCGAAAAGATCGTCGCTCAAGCTGTCGGCGTAATTCTCGCCGCGGGTGAGGCGGATGTCGTCGAGCACTTCGCGGTCGAACTGCAGCGGATCGTCCGTCCATTTGTAACCTTTGCCGGTGAGGTAGAGCTTGCGGTTGTCGATGATTTCAAATTTCATTTTTTTGTTCCTTTCCGGGGCTCAACCCCTCTGTATTTTCTGTTTGCGTCTATTATATTACCACCAAGTTGGTGATATGTCAATAAGAAATTTTGGAAAAAGGGAATTTTTCAAAAAGAAAACGCCGGGGATTAACCCCGGCGTTTCTTTCGCGGTATGCTGAATTTTAGTAGCCCGCCTGCGATGAAAAAGTTATGGAAATTCATGGTACCGGTGAGGGGACACCCTGAATTTTCGTCCCCTCGGTCTGTCGGTTGTAAGTCAATGTTTATTCCATCTTCGGAAAAGTCAAAATGTCCGTTAGGGTCTGCGTCCAGAAGCGTCCATACAACGATTCTGTCTTTGCCGACTTCCACGCGCATTACCAACGACAAAAGCGCGTTTACATCGTCTCCTGCGGCGTTTAACAACGTCCTAAGACGATCCTCTGGTATCTGCGTACCATCGGCGCTGTGTTTCAACGTTGTCATTTGCTGGTCAATTTCCGCAAGCTCTTCTTCAAGCTCCTGCATCTTCGTTTTCAATGTCTGGCTGTGCAGCCCCGCAAGAATCGCATTTGTTCCCGCTTCGAGCTGCCGGTTGATTTCCATCCTTCGGGAGAGAAGAATTTGCATCCGCTGTGTGGCGACGTTGATTATTTCGTTTTTCTCTTCCCGGATAATGCTGATTATGTTTTCTATGTTTCCCGGATTTCCCAGGATTTCGCGTATAGCATCAGCGACGATGTTTTCCAGCTCTCCTGCGCCGATCTGCGGATTATCGCATTGCCCGGTTCGCTTTTTCCCTGAACACGCGTAATAGTAATACGTCTTTTTCGAGCTGACGATCGTCATGGCGCTTTTGCATTCGCGGCAGAACACCCTCCCCTTGAGCGGGTATTCTCGTGCCTTCGGTGGCCTGCCAGCTTGCACACGTCGGTTATCTTCCATCTTCTTCTGCACCCTTTCCCACGTTTCACGGTCGATGATTGCCGGGACGGCGTTCTCTATCCGCATGGTTCTGATTGAAAAAGAATGCGAATTTCGCGTACCGTCCGGTCGGCGCTCGCTCCTGCCGTACACAATATTCCCGATATACTTCTCATTTTTCAACAGGTCATGCAGACTGTTCGTTCCGAAGCATCCGCCGCGTTTGGTGCGCTTCCCGGAATCGTTCATCCATTTTATTATTTCCCGATACGATTTCCCCGCGGCGTACTGCCGGAATATCTCACGTACGGTTTCAGCCTCATCCTCGTTGATGACAAGGCGCTCGTCCTCTACGTCGTACCCAAGCGGCGGCTTCCCGCCCGTGTGCTTTCCCTGTTCCGCCATGTAACGCATCTTTTCAATGACCTTCTGCCGCGTTTGTAGCACCCACATCTGATTCATCAGCGCCATGCTCCCCTCAGACAGAAACGTCATCGGGTCGCGCAGATCGCCGCCGATGATCGGCTGCGTCACGGCCACGACGCGCACACCATAGCACGCCATCTGTTCGCGGAATTGAAACCACGCCGTCAGCTTGCGGAACATTCGAGACTGGTCGTAGATAACAACCGTGTCCGCGCCGCCCTCGGCGAGCTGGCGCATCATGCGGGCATACTCCGGTCTTGTGTTCTTCATGCCGGATGTAGCTTCGTCGGCGAACACGTCCAGTACAGGCAGATGCTCCCGTGCGCACCACTCGCGGCACTTCTGCACCTGCACGTCGATGCTGTCCACCTCTTGATTGTCGGTTGAGAAGCGAGCAAGAATGTACGCTCCGTGTGTCAGTCTCATTTCTTTCTCCCTTTGCGGATGCTTTTGAACGCGTAAATGATGGTTGCGACGGAGGCGTTCAGTATCAGGGCGAGAACGCCCGCAAAAATGCTTGTCCCAGCTGAGCGGAAAATACCGGCGGTCTCTACCTGGATGTCAAATATGACGTACCATACAACGGCGCACAAAAGAATACTGCATACGCCTATGAGCATATAAATTGTCCTTGTGTGTGTTTCCCCCTGCTTTTTCATCCCTGCGTTTATTTCTTGCAGATGCTTTACCTCGCCGGATAACCGCACGTTCTCCAATTCCAGCTCATGGACATACTGCGTGTCCGGCTGTTCATCCAGACCGACAAGCTCATTCAGTGACAGATTCAAAACCTTGCAAGTGGCCGCGGCATAAAAAAGGAGCGGGTGCTTGACCCGCCCTGCATTTGTGTCGCAGATGTTGTTGTATGGAACGCCGGACAGGTCGGACAACTCTTGCAGGGTAAAGCCGCTGGCATTTTTCGCCTTGCGAATTTTGGTTGGATAATCGTCTAAGTAAGGCTGTAGGTCTGTGAGCGCGGACACTTTTTCTCCATCTCCATTCAGTTGTTGGATTTCCCGAAAGTTTTGGGAACGGTTCTTGAATTTTCCTCCTGATTTGTGATTTACAACATGGACTTTATAAACAGAACGGGGTACGCTTGAGACGTGGCAGACGTGTCGGTTTACCACCTTCCCCTAAGCCCCGGCAGAGGTTGCCGCCAAAGCCGGGGCAATTTAATTCACGCAAAATAATCGTCGACCGTTCTCCCATCAACGGAGCTTAAAAACGCGGTGTTGTGATCTACATCGCTAACAAGGATCGCGCCGACATGCACCTCATCGCCGCAGAAAAACTGCGCAAGGCTGATTGCATTTTCTGTCATGGAGTTCAGCGCGGAAACCGTATCGCTCCAATTGCTCGGCTTCGTTCCGGCTTTCTTTGATTCTCTGATTTTCGCGTCAAATCCGTCGTTTTCAATGAGCATCACAATCAAATTTTGATCTTCTTTGATTGTGTATGTCACGTTCGGCAGATTCTTTTTCCATGTCACCTGAATAAACTGCGCCGCGGCTTCCAGCGTTTCCGGCGTGCATTTGCCGAGATTGGATTCTTCGGACGCTTCCTCTTCCGGCTGTGCAATGTCGAAATCCTTGGAGCCGATCTCTTCCCATCTGTACAATGCAACGAGCGTGACCGGCGTTTCCTCGTCGTCCAGCTCGTAGGTCATCACGGATTCAACAGTCCCGCCCTTTTTGATGCTCGCAAACGCCGTATCGTGATAGGCGCTGTTCTCTTGCGATCCGACATTAAGCTCGTTCAGGAAGTTCGGGTCGTTGTCCTGATAGGCGCGGAATGTGTCAATCCATTTCCCAGAAGCGCTCACGTCCCTGTCGGACAGGTTTGTCACGTTGAATTTGAAGCAGACGAGCGGAACGTTGCCGTATTTGTTATATTCCGATCCAACCTCTAAGATTTCGCACCCGATGATCTCGATACGGGCTTCGTCGTCCTCGTATACCGTGCCATCAAACATGGCGTTGGGCTTCGGCTCGACCGTCGGTTCCGCAGTCGGCTCGGCGGTTGGCTCTGCAGTCGGCTCCGGCGTTGCTTTCGTATCCAGTGCCGCCGCGCCGCACGCGCAAAGGGCAAAAACGAGCGCAAAGACTAATGCAAGGGCAAGCAGTTTCTTTCTCATAATATCCCACTCCTATTAAATTTTTGTTGTGGCTGTGTTCAGAATAACGCTTTTCATCGATAGAATCAAGGCTAAATTTGTCGAAAGGCAATAAAATAAGGAGGTCGAAATGGAAGAAGAGCGGAAGGAGCTTGTAGAAATGATTTGCCAGATGACGGCGGAGCAGTTTGAATGGTTTATAAATCAAGCGCTGCTTGTGCTATCTGATGCAGACGCTTGACCTTTTCATCCGGCAGGGAAAGAATCAGCTCGATCATTTCTCTTTTGGCATCCGAAACACCTGCAATGATAGCCGGGGCGGGATTGCTGGTAGCACCATCGCCGTAGATCAGAGCATCAACAGGTACGCCGAAGTAGTCAGAGAACATTTTTAGCGTTTTCGCATTTGGAACGCCGCCGGATTTCCAATGTGACATACTCCCTTGGCTTATTCCTAACGATGTAATTACATTGGTAACTTTAACCCCTCGCTGATTGCAAAGATTTTTCAGATTGTCGTAGAACATAAAATACCTCTTGACTTACGCGAATTTTTGATGTTTTAATGGACTTACAAAATAAAAGGAGGATGCACAAATGGCAAAAATAATCAACATACTTATGGACATCCGCGATAATCTTAGAATCCTTCGGAAGTACATGACTGGAATCCAATCTTGTGAAGAAAATGCGAAAGTATGCCCGTATCAGGCAGAAAACAAAGAGTGCTATTCCTGCCAGATCAAGTTGTTTGAAGACGAACAAGGGCGTATTTGCATCAACCCTTTTTTAAGCGCTGAAAATGATTGCAGCGATGGAGATAGCGACAGCGATCCACGAACGGATACAATTCCATCGTTCGGTGGAGCGACGCCCGAGATCAAAATTGTAGAAGTTTCTCCCGTGCGTTTCATCTGGAGCAATCGCGCGATCTTTCAGGTTACCCTTTCCGTTAATCATAACAATGACCTCTTGCGCGATTCCAAGGTTGATTAAACGGTTACAGATGGCGCGGTTTTCCTTTGTTATCGGTTCCGGCTTTTTCTGAATCTTTGCAAATAGCTTTCGTTCTTCTCGCGTTAGAGCAATGGATATTTCTGTATAATTCATATTGTACCTCCTTTGTGCAGCTCCGCTAATTGCGGGGCTGCTTTTTTGTTCCCTTTGACAAACATTAAAAATTAGAGATTTTTCTATTGCGTCACAATAATTTTCGATGTATAGTAATCGATGTAAAAGCCGTTGCACGAAAAAGGCAACAGAAAACCAAGCCTTAACGGAAAGGATTTCCGAAAAAGCTGCAAAACCGTATTGTGACTGCTGGCACTTTCACAATAATCTTTTTGCCGCAAAAAGTCAATGTTTTTTACAAAACGAACACAAGGGGGTGATGGAAATTTACGAGCTTTTCCGCGGTAAGATCGCCGAGCAGAAGAAGCTGCGGCGGCTTACCAATGGCGACATTGCCAAGATGACGGGATACTCCGTCAGCACGATCAACGCATTCATGGCTGGCAACCGCGAGAACGACAAGATCGCCAACGCGATAGCAAAGGTGCTCGATATCGAGCGATAACCACCGCCCGACAGGGCGGCAGAAAGGAAGTGATTGCATAACAACCGGACAGCTCATAAAAGCAGCGAGAAAAAATAAGAAAATGACCCAAGCAGAACTCGCGGAAAAACTAAAGATTTCTCATGTCGGCGTTAGCCAATGGGAGAATGGCGTTAGAAACCCGAAAATCGGCACAATTCGGAAAATAGCGGATGCTCTCGGTGTCGAATGGATCGAACTTGTTGGGCACCCGACGAGGTAGAGCAGATGATGGCCTACCTCGACCGAAACAGAAAGGAGGCGAAAGCATGAAAGCCGTAAAGATCACGCTCAAAGGCCGTGCGTTGACGGCTGCGGTCGAATCCGGCCTTATCCGCCGGAAGCTATCCGGCGGTATCCCGATTCGGAAGTTCGAGCGGTTCTGGGCGCTGTTTTCCCCGTGGCTATCGACCGAAACGGAACAGGGCGACGATCTCTGCCAAATGGTCGAAGCACCAGCCGACAGCGCCGCCGCAGACTGGACGGCATCAAAGCCGAGAAGAAGGAGGAAAAATAAAATGCCCATCACAATCAACCGCAAGACCGGGGAGGTCAAAGCCCCGGAGATCACGCAGGAGCAGCGCGACACCCTATGGTGCGAGCTTCTACGGAATTACATTCACAGGCACCCGGAGGCGCTGGCCGAGAAGGACAAAGGCGATGATCGCCCCGTGTAAGGACTGCGCCGAGCGCTTCGTCGGCTGTCATGCGTCGTGCACCCGGTACGCAGAGTTCAGGGCCGGATGCGAAGCCCGGCGGGAAGAGCGGACAAAGCTGCACCCGATCGCCGATTACACCATCGACATCACAAAGAGAGTACAAAAAGCGGCGCACCGCCGCAGAAAGTAGGAAAACAACCATGACAAAACGAAAGGCGGCGTTCGCCACCACCGCGATCATGACGCTTCTGGCGCTTGTGATCTTCTTCGTCTGGAAATTCGGAAAATATAACGGTCTCGGCTTTGCCGTCATCGAGGGCATCTTCGCGGTCTACGGCTTTTCGAGCCTCGCCGATGACTGCTGCCGCTGGCTGCAGCTGCCGGATACGTCGATCATGCAGAGAGGAGGACGGCATTGAACGACACACGTTACACGGCCATCGCCGCCGCCCTCCGGGAAGAGTTTCCGAAAGCCAATAAGGGAACAGTGAGCATGGCCCTCCACACGAACGACTACGGCGTTAAGTTCTGCACCAGAGCGCAGGAGATTTATGACACCGTGACGCAGCGCAAGCCCCGCACACCGCACCGCGTCAAGCCCATACGGTTACAGTGCCGGTTGACCGAAAGCACCGCACAGCGCGTTAAACAAGCGCTCGAGAGAAACGGCATCGCATCCATGCAGACGTTTTTGAAATCCCTTGTGCTTGCATGGCTCGCACAAAGCGAAAGCGCCGCCGGTGGAGATGACACCGACAGCGCTTACAGGAAAAACAACCTTGCTTCAAATTCTACAGCAAAGGAGGCGGAATTGTCAAGTGCCCAGAACGTGCCGCTGCCGTGACTGCGGCGAGGACGGATTTTATCCCGTCGTCTACGCCGATGAGGGGTACGGCTGGGAGCGCTGCCCGACCTGCGGGTCTGACCGGATCGAGTGGGGAAACAAATGCCCCTTGTGCGGGCGGTACGCCGAGAAAATCTACTGCGACGACTGCGCCCGGAACATCCGCGACCGCTTCCACGAGCTTTTAATCTGCAATTTTGGCAAAGAAGAGATCAAAGCCTTAAACGAAATTTTTGACGGAAAGGAAATTGAATAATGGAAGAACGCAAAATCAACATCATGCTCAACGCTACCGCCGAGCTGAACCGCAAGGAAACGGACGACATTTACATCCCCATCCGCTCGAGTGAGTACAGAAAGCTGATCGCCGACTATTACGAAATGGAAAAGAAGCTCGAAGCGGAAAAAGATGATGCTACGCGCTGGGGCTCGGAAGCCTACCGCAGCGGGCAGAGAATCAAGGCGCTGGAAGCCGAGCTTGCCGATCTCCGGCAGAAGCTCGCGGAGGTAAAGGAGGCGGCGGAATGAGCGCATTGAACATCCACCAGCGCATGGCGGCGATCACCGCCGAGCTGCAAACCGTCGCAAAGAACCTGAACGTCGAGACCGGCAAGGGCAAGGGCTACAAGGCCGTTTCCGAGCGCGACGTGATCGACGCGGTAAAGCCTCTTGAAGCCAAACACGGCGTTTATTCCTATCCCGCCTCCCGCCGCGTTCTTGAATCGGCAGCGCTTGAATCGGAAAGCGAGTGGAACGGCAAGGTCACGAAAAAGACCACGTTCTTTGAGCGCATTGAGACTGTGTACCGCTTTGTGAACACGGACGACCCTACCGACTTCATCGAGACCACAACGTTTGCCGAGGGCATTGATTCGCAGGACAAGGGCAGCGGCAAGGCGATGACCTACGCCGACAAGTACGCCCTCATGAAAGCCTATAAGATCAGCACCGGCGACGATCCCGACCAGACCGCGAGCGAGGATGTCAACTACACCCGCAAATCTACGCCTGCTCCGATGTGCGCCGATTGCGGCAAGCACGTTTATCCGGTCAAGAAGCGCGACGGCACAATGTGGAGCGTCAAGGATATGGCGGAATACTCCCGACTCCGCTTCGACCGCTGCCTCTGCGCCGACTGCATGAAGAAGGCCGAGAAGAATGAAAGTTGATTCCGCCGTCTGGGAGGGCGGCTACCTGAAACTCCATACCGCGGACGTGGACGCGCGGCATTTTGCCTACGCGTTCACGCCGGGGGAATATGAGATCAAGCCCAAAAACATACGCAGCCTTGACGCGAACGCTTATGCCTGGACATTGATCGACAAGCTCGCCAAAGCTACCGGCGTTCCGTCGTCCGAAATCTACCGCCGCGCCGTCCGCGACGTTGGCGGAAACATGAAGATCGTCTGCATCCAGTCAACGGCGGCGGAAGAGCTGCGGCAGGTCTGGGCATCAAACGGCCTCGGCTGGCAGTCCGATGTCACAGCGTCTAAGATCCCCGACTGCGTGAATGTGATCCTCTATTACGGCTCTTCGGTCTTTTCCAGCTCCACGATGAGCCGCCTTATCGACAACTTGATTCAGGACGCCAAGGCCGTAGGCATCGAGACCATGCCGCCGGACAAGCTCGCCGCCCTGCTCAGTGAATGGGAGGCGAGGAAGAAAAAATGAAAGTCGAGCTCTTCAACGACAACTTCCAGAATTTCAAGAAGTACAACATACCGAAAGCGCAGCTTGTTATAGCGGACATCCCGTACAACCTCGGTGCGAACGCTTACGCCTCTAATCCGATGTGGTACGTCGGCGGCGACAACAAGAACGGCGAGAGCAAGAAAGCCGGGAAAGCGTTCTTTAATTCGGACGGCAACTTTAACATTGCCGAGTATTTTCACTTCTGCAACAGGCTCTTGAAAAAAGAGCCGAAGGAACGAGGTAAAGCCCCGGCAATGATCGTTTTCTGCGCATTTGAGCAAATCCCAACGGTCGTACAGTGCGGACAGAAATACGGATTTCAACATTCCTATCCACTTGTATTTATTAAAAACTATTCCGCGCAAGTCCTCAAGGCCAACATGAAGATCGTAGGCGCTACGGAATACGCCGTTGTCCTCTACCGGGACAAACTCCCGAAATTCAACAACAGCGGAAAGATGATCTTCAACTGGTTCGAGTGGCGACGGGACGGAAAGCAATACCCGAAGATTCACCCGACGCAGAAGCCCGTGAACTTATTAAAACGTCTCATTGAGATCTTTACCGACCCTGGCGATGTTGTGATTGACCCGGTAGCGGGAAGCGGCGCGACCCTTCGGGCTTGCATGGAAACAGGCCGTAGCGGGTACGGCTTTGAGATCATGCGGGATATGTGCCGCAAGGCGCAGGAACAGATGCTCACCGTAGAGCCAGACGGCCAGATGACGATGGAGGGAATATGAAGCGGATATCTTCCAAGCGCGCTAAGGCGTGCGCCATTCCCAAGGCCGTCAAAGAGCGCGTATGGGAGCGCGACAATCACTGCTGCGTTTACTGCAAATCGATCTATGCCTTCCCCGAAGCCCATTACATCCCCCGTTCCCACGGTGGGCTGGGTATCGAGGAAAACGTACTGACTCTCTGCCGCCTCTGCCATGACGCCTTCGACAACGGCACGGCGACAATGCGGCAGGAGATCGGACACTACTGCCGGGACTATCTCAAAGCCCACTATCGCTGTTGGGATGAACAAAATCTAATTTACCGAAAGGATGATCCAAGATGGCTATAAACTCCTGCGTCCTCATGGGACGCCTCACACGAGACCCGGAGAAGCGTTACACGGCGAACAATACGCCGGTCGCGTCGTTTGCGATCGCCGTTGACCGCTTCAAGGATGGCACGGACTTCTTCGACATAACCGCATGGCGAAAGACCGCCGATTTCGTCTCCACGTACTTCGCCAAGGGCGACATGATCTGCATCCGAGGCCGCATCCAGAACCGCGATTGGACGGATAAAAACGGCAACGCCCGCCGGTCAACGGAGATTGTCGCGGATGAGGTCAGCTTCTGCGGCGGCAAAAAGGACAAGCCCGACCAGAAGGAAGTCTACGAGCGCGCGAACCTCGCGCCGGTAGAGGATGACGGACAGCTTCCGCTCTGACGGAGGCGCACAATGGCATTAGAGAGCTTCAATGCCTATCACAGCTACCTTGACACCATGGAAGCGCTGAACGACGCTGAGTGCGGGAGACTGTTCAGGGCGCTGCTGGAATACAGCGCGACCGGCGCAGCTCCGGAACTCCGCGGTAATGAACGCTTTGTCTTCCCCGGCATGAGGTCGCAGATCGATAGGGACATTGAGAAATACAACGCCAAATGCGCGCGAAACCGCGAGAACGGAGAAAAGGGTGGGGGGCATTCGCCCCCGAACGCCCCCGAACGCCTCCGAACGCACCCCAAGGACAAAGACAAGGACAAAGACAAGGACAAAGACAAGGACAAAGACAAGGACAAGGATAAAGACAGATGTTTTCCCTCTGACGAGGAAAAACATAAAGGCGCTTCCGCGCTGGATGTGGCTTTAAACGATTTTGCGGAAATGCGGAAAAAGATGCGCAAACCGCTTACCGACCGCGCCCTTGCTCTCACGCTTTCCGAACTGGAAAAGCTCGCACCCGGCAATGACGAGAAGAAGATCGCCATACTCAACCAGAGCATCCAGCGAGGCTGGCAGGGCGTTTTCCCGCTCAAGGATGAGCCGGAAGCGCCGAAGAAAACCGCTCCCGCCCGTATGCCGCATGAAGACGATTCAGAGCGGCTACAAAGAATTTTAGCAAATATCGAAAATAAACAGAACGAAAAGGAGTAACAAAATCATGAAAGAAAACAACATCGGAAAGTATGTAATCATTCGCGGAGACCGCTCCGGCGTGTTCGCGGGAACCCTTGCCGCCCGTGAGGGGCGCGAAGTCCAGCTCACCGACTGCCGCCGGATTTGGTATTGGGCCGGAGCAGCAAGCATCTCACAGCTCGCCATTGACGGCACAAGCAAGCCGGGCGATTGCAAGTTCCCGGCGCCGGTGAAGGAGATCACGATTCTCGACGCTATTGAGATCATCCCCTGCACGGAGAAGGCCGAAGCGAGCATCAAGGCGGTGTGCGTATGGAAGCGCTGACGCGGGAGGCCTTCATCCATACGGATTTCGATGGCTCCGGCTACGGCGACGGCTCCGGCTCCGGCTCCGGCTCCGGCTACGGCGACGGCGACGGCGACGGCTCCGGCGACGGCTACGGCGACGGCTACGGCGACGGCGACGGCGACGGCTACGGCGACGGCTACGGCGACGGCTACGGCGACGGCTACGGCGACGGCTACGGCGACGGCTACGGCGACGGCTTAATATCCATTAATGGTCAGACGGTCGATGTGATCGATGACGTGCCGACGATCCTCACGCGCATCATCGGCAATGCGGCGAAGGGCTTTATCGTCCGACCTGATCTCTCGCTCGCGCCGACTTTCGTGTGCAAGCAGGGCAACACATTTGCCCACGGCGAGACGCTGCACAAGGCGCGGGAAGCGCTGCTCGAAAAGCTCTTTGACGATATGCCTACGGAAGAACGTATCGCGGCGTTCTGCAAAGAGTTCAAGCCCGGTGTCAAACGCCCGGCCATGGACTTTTTCTCGTGGCACCACCGGCTGACCGGAAGCTGTGAGCAGGGGCGGCGAGAGTTTGCCCGGCAGCATGATGTTGACATCGAAAGCGATGAGCCGACGCCCGAAGAGTTCTTCGCTCTGACGCGCGATTCCTACGGCAGCAGCATCATCCGACAGACGGAAGAGGCATTTGCCGCCAGAAACGGCGAGATCGTAGAGGCGGAAGAATGATCTACGTCGGTATAGACCCCGGCAAGAACGGCGGACTTGCCATTTTGCAAGGGGAGGAAGTCCAGACGTTCCGGTATGACAGAGACACCTACCGCTGTGTCCTATCCGATCTGCGCGGCGAAAAGGCGGTGTGCTGCTTGGAGCACGTCAGCGCCATGCCGGGGCAGGGGGTTACATCCATGTTCCACTTCGGCGAGGGCTTCGGGTGGCTTCAAGGGATGCTCGAAGCATACGAGATCCCCTATGAGCTCGTCCGCCCGCAGAAGTGGAAGAAAGAATTTTCCGTCACCGCCGACAAGAACACGTCCATAGAGGTCTGCAAGCGGCTCTTCCCCGGTGTGAATTTGATCCCGCTGGGCTGCCGCAAGGAGCATGACGGAATGGCAGAATCTTTACTCATGGCCCTCTACGCCAAGCGGAGGCTCGGATGAAACGAATTGACCTGACCGGACAGCGCTTCGGACGCCTGACGGTCATACGATACGACCACTCCGAGCACGACGGCGCGCACTGGCTCTGCAAATGCGATTGCGGAAAAGAAAAGGTTGCCGCCGGGTATTCCCTGCGGAGCGGAAACACAAAATCATGCGGCTGTCTGAACTCCGACGCTTCACGGGCAAAGCTCGAAAAGGCAAGGGAAGCTCTGAAAGCAAGACCGAGAAAAGACCTGACAGGTCAGCGGTTCGGGCGGCTCGTCGTTCTCGGCCTTGCCGACGTGCCGGACAGGAAGGGCTTCATTTTCTGGCGCGTCCGGTGCGACTGCGGAACAGAAAAAACGGTCATGCAGAACAACATCATTTACGGGCAAACGCGTTCATGCGGCTGTCTCTCCAACGAAATGAGAGCGGCCAGAGCCGAACACATGAGGCAGGGCAGAAAGCCGAAAAAAGCGCCTGTGGAAGTCAGGAAGCCGAAAAGCGAGAAAACGGCCACTGTCCGCAAGGTTTACCCAACAAGAACCGCCGCAGAGTTTTTCCGCTTTTCCAAAGCGCACGGATGCAGCGTGTGCGCGGACAGGAAGGACTGCGACATGACATTCTGCAAATACGAAAAGGAGCTGACATCGTGAACGAAAAACAGGAAAAGAAGCGCCGGTACAATCTGCGCCTTGAGTTTATCGCGCATTTCAACAAGTGGCTGGACAGCGAGCCGCCCCGGTGGCGCTTTATCCGCTGGCGCAAGTGGAAGAAAAGCCGGCCAGTATGGAAGGGAGAATGAATTATGACAATAGAACCATCTACGCGGTTTAGCAGCGGCACAGAATACGAAATCTTTCTTTACAATTTTTGCTATCGATGCAGCAAAGGGAAAACCCGAGAGGACGACGGATTCCCGGAGTTCCCGGAAAATGGCGGCTGTCCGATTTGGGATGCGATGGAATATGCCAGATTTGGTGAACCGTTCCCGTCTGAAAAAATTGTCCGTCTGGTAGATAAGAACGGGAAAACCAAGGTCTGGAACTGCTGCACGGAATTTCAGACAGACGATGAAAACTTGATGGCAGCGTATAAATCGCTGTTTGTGGAGGGCTGACAATGGCTGAATACACGAAAATTAAAACAGCGCGGACGATCATCTGCTAATTATGCAACGAGCTCTATCCAGACGATCCTTGCGAACCGGCAGACTGTGACTGGCTGCGGATGCTCGAAGAGGACGCGCTTTCCTGCGGCAACTGCAAATGGCTCGGCAAGCGTCACCAGAAGTGCTCCTGCTGCCGGAGAAATCACGGTATTAAAGACAACTATGAGGGGGAAATGCCATGACACACAAAGACTTTTCAACGATTCAGCGCATGTTAGGCTTCATAGAAGGAGCTATATTTGACCTCGACAAAAGCGTAAGCTGCGGCATTCTCGACGCTATTGAAGTTATTGACGCAACGCTTGAAAAAGAGGTGCAGACGGACGGAGGCGATGACAATGGCTGAATACATAGAACGCGAAGCGGCGGTTATGCGATTGATACAGGACGGGTGCAGCGCAAAAAACGTACAGTCCATAATGGAGCTTCCTGCCGCTGACGTTGCGCCTGTACGACATGGGCGGTGGGCGTTGAATAAGAAATACGGCGATTATGAATGCTCCGAATGCGGGCAAGGAGACGTTAAGGCCATGGATTTTACGAACCTAAAAATGCGATACTGCCCCAACTGCGGGGCAAAGATGGACGGTGCGGAATGAACGAAGAGCGGAAACGTGTGTGCTGCAACTGCGGCAACTGCATCCGATATCCAACAAAGGACGGAATCCGGTGCCGGTGTTCAATAGACGATCATCACATTGACTATTTGCAGTGCTTTGAACACTGGTGCAAACGGTGGAAAAGAGAAAGAAAGTGGGACGGTGAAGAAAATGGAAAGAACGCTTGATTTGCCAAACAATGCCGTAGCAATGACGGTTTCTGTGTTGCGCGATGACGGCACTTGTTTTAATCTCGGCATAAAATGCTTCGGAACATCGGAGCTGCAGAGTGGCAAAATACTCCGATTTACCGACGACAAAGGAGGCGGCAGCGATGCATAAACCCTGCTACGGCAAATGTCCCCGCTGTGTGTGGCGGTGGAATGGGGGGTGTAGTGAATGGCAAGGCTGATTGATGCAAAAGCCGAAGAATCGCAGGTCAAGACCGCATTCAAATACAATCCGGTCATTATGGGGCAGTTCTTACGTTGGATAAGGATGCAGGACACAGTTGCCGCCGTCCCCGTCTCCGAACTTCTTTCACTCCGCGACAATCTGTACGAAGATAATCTTATCACGAGGCGGGGACTGCGCGATCTCAATATGCTTATCGCCAAATACGAAGGAGGAAAAGACAATGCGACTGATTGATGCTGACCATTTGATACAGGTCGTTTGCAGCGCTACGATTCTTTCGGACGGGTTTAAAGAAGCGTTCCGCAAGCTGGTTGCCGGAGAGCCAACGGTTGACCGCCCTACCCGCAGCCAGTTTAAGCGCATGGCGGTGCAACTGGGGTATGAGCCGGTGATTCGTTGCAAAAAATGTGTGCATTGGCAGAAGTTCAACGATGACTCGCGAAGAGACGGCATGTGCGAAGCACTTCTTAACTTCCACGGAGCAGAACGCAACATGACAAACGAGGACTTCTTCTGCGCATACGGAGAAAGGAAAAACAATGGCAACGAAGATCGTGCGTGACAACTGCAAGGACTGCGCTTCCAGCTGCGAGCACGCCGGAAAAGACCGGGAGTTTGTTTGCGTAAAAGGCGTCTCCTGCAAAACCGTAAAGCCAAAGCTGGAGATGGTCGCTGTTGTGCGGTGCAAAGACTGCAAGCACAAAGACACATGGCAAGAATCAAAAATACGTGATTGGTTCTGGTGTGGCGTAAGTGGATTGCAGGTCGTTGAAGATATGGACTTTTGCAGCTACGGAGAAAGGAAAGCCGATGAGAATGAACCGCTGGGAACATGACGTGTTTCTGGAAATAGCGCCGCGCCTTTGCTTGGACTGCGAGGACGATTGCCCCGGGGAGCTGAGCTGCGCCAAACTCGCCAAGCATATTGTCGAGGAAAAGGAGGCCGCACGCGATGAGCAGTAAATCCAAGCGCAAGACGAAAGACGTATCCATGCACAAGGCCGTGTCCATCGCCATGACGATCTTTGTCTGGGCATGGATGTCCTGCTTCAATCCTACGCAGGAGGACGTGAACAAGCTGTCGGCAGAGGTGGCGAACATCCGGGAGAGCGTCGGAAGCGGCAATCTCAATGTCTGGATGGTCAGAGACGCTATTAAGGACGAGTTTGGTTGGGAAATATAAACAGACCAGCCGTAAATAAAAACGCGGCACAGCGTGTTTAACATTGAATGACGAGGTGAGAAAGTGAACGAACTCTGGAAAATGAAATGCAAGGCTGACCTCTTCAACCTCCGGAAGAATGAGGCGGCGATATTGTCCATACCGGAAGAGATCGACATGGAGCGCGAACGCATGACATCCATCAAGAGCGCATCCACGGGAACGGCCCCGGTGCAGGGCGGCGGCACATCGTATGAAGAACGCATGAACAACAGCATTTGCCTGATCGATCTTCTTTCCGACAATCTCCGCATTGCAGAATCGGAGGTGCGGCTGACGAAGAAAGCCCTTGCCACGCTGACAGACGAGGAACAGCGTATTCTGGAAGTGCTGTACATCGACAGACAGAAGAGAGGCGCGGAACGGCTGTGCCAAGAGCTTGCCATAGCCGAGGAAGCGACGGTATGGAAGCGAGCAATGCGGGCACTGGAAAACTACTGCGCCGCCAGGTACAGCTCCGCGGCAATCTGATGGAAGTTTCGAGACAGTAACTTTTCAAAAATTCGTGGTATAATAGTATCATCCAAAGCCACGCAGAGACGCCGGACGATCACCGAGCGCCGGAGCGTGGCTTTTTGTTTTGGGCGAAGCCGAAAGGCGGGAAAGCCGTACGCAGCGGAGGGGGCGGCGGAACGCGCGAAGGGGGTGTGGTTTGTGGATAAGCTGACAGCGAAGCAGCAGCGTTTCTGCGATGAATATCTGATTGATCTGAACGCAACGCAAGCCGCAATTCGCGCGGGGTATTCAAAAAAAAATGCAAATAACATTGCAAGTGAAAACTTGGCAAAACCCAACATTCAAAAATATATCCGCGACCGCATGGCGGAAAAAGAAACATCCCTGATCGCCGACCAGAACGAAATCCTTGAATATCTTACCTCCGTTCTCCGCGGAGAGAGCGAAGCGGGAATGATCGTTGACAAGAACGGAGATATGGCGGCAACGCCGGATTTGCCCGGCGTGAAAGATCGTCTCCGGGCGGCAGAGCTTCTCGGCAAGAGATACGGCCTGTTTGTGGAAAAGGTCGACCTCACGAAGCGCGAGCTTTCCGACGACGCCAAGGCCGATATTGACCGGCTGCTCGAAGAGACAAAAGGCATTGTTTCATGACGGCGCTCACAAAAGAAACAGTCTGGAAGATATGGCGGTATCGACCGGCGGCAATAGGCCGCATGATCGGCTTTAAAGACCTTACCGATGAGCTGCACGGGAAATGGATGCAAAACATCATTTACGGCGACGCAGATTACACGCTGCAAGCTCACAGATTGAGCTATAAATCGTCCTGCCTTTCCGTAGCGCTTGCCATGTGGTGTGTGCTGAACCATGGGAAAAACGCCCTTTTCATGCGAAAGACAGATACAGACGTTATAGAATCAATTGCCCAGGCGCAAAAGGTGATGGAAAATGAAGCGTTCCGACATATGGCCGAAATCCTCATGGATTCTCCTGTATATCTCACAACGGGAAACGCTTCCAATATGACCGTATCCACATACGACAGCCCACGCGGCGCGGAACAGCTCGTCGGCTGCGGCTGCGGCGGCAGTCTTACAGGCAAGCACGCAAATCTCATTGTCTGCGACGATGTTGTAAACCTACAGGATCGAATCAGCATGGCGGAACGGGAAAAGACAAAGGCCATCGTCCGGGAGCTGCGGAACATCGTCACCCGCGACGGGCGGATCGTGTTCATCGGTACGCCGTGGCACAAGGAGGACGCCTTTTCCCTTGTGGCCACGCCGGAAAGATACGACTGCTATTCCACGGGGCTTATCTCCGAGGAAAAACTAAAGAACCTACGGGAGGCGATGACAGCCTCTCTTTTTGCAGCAAACTACGAGCTGCGCCATATCGCGTCCGATGATGTTATTTTCACCTCGCCGCAAACGGGCGCAGACCCGGCGCTCGCCGAGCAGGGCATCTGTCACATCGACGCCTCCTACGGCGGCGAGGACGGGACTGCGTTTACAATCTGCAAGAAATCCGGCGGCAAGTATTACATTTACGGGCGGCTCTGGCAGAAGCATGTTGACGACTGTTTACCGGAGATCATCCGCCTCCGAAAGGCGTTCAACGCCGGGATCATCTACTGCGAACGCAACGCGGACAAAGGCTACCTTGCTAAGGCTCTCCGCGAAAGGGGCGAGCGCGCCGACACCTACCACGAAAAGACAAACAAATTTGTCAAGATCACGAGCTACTTAAAAAGCGAGTGGAAAAACGTTGTATTCGTTGCTGGTACAGATGCAGAATACATCAACCAGATCTGCGATTACACCGAAAACGCCGAGCACGACGACGCGCCGGACAGCGCCGCGTCCGTCGTCCGTAAATTGTGGAATAAAAAAGAAACGGAATACGTCCCGCTGTGGATGTAAGGAGGAGACATGTATACCTATCAGGACTTACTCGCCGCGGGAGGATCGCTCGATGCGAGGACGACGTTTATCAACAACGCCATCGCCGAGCACACCGGCAGCAAGGCGTACAAAACAGCGGCAGACGCCGAGCTGTACTACAACGGCGAAAACCCTACCATTAGCAATTATGAAAAGATCCTTTATGATTTGCAGGGCAAGGCGCACCGCGACATGTTCACCGCCAACCACAAGCTGGCCTCTTCTTTCTTCCGCTTCGACGTTAACCAGCAGGTCGCGTATCTCCTCGGCAACGGCGTCACATTCGCCGACAAGAAAACGGCGGACAAGCTCTGCTCCGATTTCGACCAGGAGGTCATGACCGCCGCGAAGTACGCACAGATCGGCGGTGTCTCGTTCGGCTTCTGGGATCTGGAACACTTGAGAGTGTTCCGCCTGACGGAGTTTGTGCCGCTCTACGACGAGGAGACTGGCGCGCTCTCCGCCGGTATCCGCTTCTGGCAGCTCGCGCCGGAAAAGCCGAAGCGCGTCACGCTCTATGAGCTGGACGGCTTTACCGAGTTCATCCAGTGCAAGGGCGAGCCGATGACGATCATGCAGGACAAGCGCGCCTACAAGCGGATCGTGCGAACGTCCGAGGTCGGCGGTACGGAAATCCTCGACGGCGAGAATTATCCCGGATTTCCCATCGTGCCGCTGTTTAACAACGAACGCGGATTGTCGGAGATCGTCGGCAAGCGCAACACCATCGACGCCCTCGACCTTGCGACCTCGAACATGGTTAACAACGTAGACGAGGGCAACCTCATCTATTGGGTTCTCACCAATTGCGGCGGCATGGGCGACCTCGACGACGCCAGGTTTGTCGAACGCCTGAAAACCACGCACGTCGCCCACGCCGACGGCGATGAGGGCGCAAAGGCCGAGGCGCATACTCTCGAAGCGCCGTACGCCGGAACGAACACGACGATTGACATGCTGAAAAAGAAGCTCTTCGAGGACTTCCAGTGCTTCGACAGCGCTGCCGTATCCGCCGGAAACCAGACGGCGACAGCCATCAAAGCCGCGTATGTTCCGCTCGATCTCAAGACCGACATGTTCGAGGCGCAGGTCACGCGCTTTATTGCCGGCATCCTCTCCCTGCTCGGCATCGACGACAAGCCGACCTACACGCGCAACCAGATCATCAACCGGCAGGAGGAGACGCAGAGCCTCATCCTTGCCGCGCAGTACTATGACGAGGAATACATCATCAAAAAGCTGCTCACCATCAACGGCGACGCCGACCAGTTCGACGATCTCATGCAGCGCCGGGACAACGCGGCGGTCGACCGCCTCGGTCTGGATGAATGAAGCGCGACGAGGGACGCCGCCTGACGGACGCGGAGCTGGAGGCGCTCGAAAAACGCATCCGGGAGATGTACGGCGGCGCGGCAAAAAACCTCCGGCAGATCATTGACGAGTATTTCGCCAACTTCCGCCTCCGCGATGAGGAAATGCAAAAGCTTATCGGAACCGTAGTCAATGGGCGAGAGTGGACGGAGGAGGACTATAAGCAATGGCGGCTCGCCCAGATGGGCCGCGGCGAGCGTTTTGAAGCCCTGCGGGACAAGCTCGCCGAACGATTGACCAACGCAAACGAGGTCGCCATCTCCTACGTCAACGACGCCACGCCAGGCATATACACACTAAACCGCAACTATGCCGCGTATGAAGTCTCCGACGCGGGCGGCGATTTCACCCTCTACGATGAGCAGACCGTCCGCCGCCTGATCGTTGAGCAGCCGGATTTAATGCCGTATTATCCAAAAGAGAAAGCCGTCCGCCGCGGCATCGACCTGGAATTTGGGAAGAAGCAGATCACGAACGCTGTCACAGCTGGCATCTTGATGGGGCGAAGCAGCCGCGGCATCGCCGCCGACCTTCGCCGCCGCATTATTGACATGAGCGTCGAGAGCGCCATCCGCGCCGCGCGTACCGCCGTCACCGCCGCCGAAAACGGAGGCCGACAGGCGACGTATGAAAAGGCCGCGGAAATGGGGATCGAAATGCAGCGGGAGTGGATCGCCACAAAGGATCATCGCACCAGAGAATGGCACGGAATGGCCGACGGTCAGCGTGTTGGCGTTGACGAGGCCTTTACCGTCGGCGGCGAGAAGCTCATGTTCCCCGGCGACAGATCGCACGGCGCGTCCGGTTGGAATATATATAACTGCCGCTGTGCTGTGCGCGGTGTCATCAAAGGCCACGGGCGAAAGAGAGAAACATACAGCGATTGGCTCAAGCGGCTCGACGATGAGGCGGCAGCAGCAAACGCCGCGGATGACGCGGAGGCGCTGAAATTCTTCGGCGCAGACGCCCGAGACGACTTGAATAAAATAGCATCCGGCGGTATAATACGCTTAGAAAACGGCTTTGCCGCTTTTCCCAAAGACGATCAGCTCGCAGTAAATATCAAAGCTGTAAAGCCGTTAAAAACGTTCTTTGATGTCGCCATGCACGGATCGCCTACCGCCGTAGGATATGGGACACTCGAAACGAATATGTCCCCTCGGCTGCTCGCATCGGTCATTCGGCATATGGGCGGCTGGAACGGGCAGAATATCCGGCTGCTGTCGTGCAGCACTGGAAAGCAGACCGGAGATGAATACTGCTTCGCCGAGGAATTGGCAAACGCGCTCGGCGTTACGGTAAAAGCTCCAAGCGATACACTGTACATAAGTAAGCACGGCGTAATCTACATCGGCGAATTGAGGGATGGAAAGTTTATTGACTACCATCCAAACCAAAGGGGGCGCAGAAAGTGATAGCGTTCGGTTATTTCAAAGGCTTGCCGTATGAGCGAAGCAATGAAGAATTTGAAACATACAGGCATTTTAAAAACAGCATCGGTAAGGACAAGATAATCGCGCACATTGAGACCCTTGATCCCGGACTGACCACTTTGCCGTCCTACGATATTTTTACAGGCGAGAAGCTCCACGCAGGCGCTTTCTGGGATGGCGATTTTGTTTTCCCGTACGAGTTCCTCCACTACTACGAAAACTACGATATCGGTATTCCTCCGGAGTACGAGGAATACCTGAAAAGCATCGGGGTTGGTTGACAATGCCGTTTGTTTACAAGCTCTATGACAACGCCGCTGACGTTCTCAAAGCCACCGCCGAACAAAAACTGCGGGCGCTCGAAGCCGTCGGCATACAGGCGGAGGGCGACGTAAAGGACGAGATCACCGACCTCGACGCAGTCGATACCGGGCGCTTGCGTGGAAGCATTGCCCATCAGGTGGACGGTGATTCCGTCGAGGTCGGAACAAACGTCGATTACGCGGTCTACGTCCACGAGGGAACCGGCAAATACGCCGTCAGCGGCGGAACACCAAAGGAACGCTGGGTATACCGCGACGAGTTGACCGGCGAGTTCCGCATGGGTTATCCGCAGCGCCCCCGGCGTTTCCTGAAAAATGCGATTGAACGGTACATTGATGATTACAAAGAAATCATCAAGGAATACCTCAGCAAATAACCGAATAAAGAAATCAGCTTACAGCGATGTACCGCCGCAGGCTGATTTTTTTACTGCCGCTTTTTTAAGCGGCTTTTTACTACTCCGCGGCGATGCACCGCCGCGAAAGAATGAAAAGGAGTAATCGTTATGGCACTCACAAGAAAGGCCCTGAAAGCAATGGGGCTGACCGACGAGCAGGTCGATTCCATCGTCGAAATGCACGTCGAAACTACCGACGCGCTAAAGGAACAGCGCGATCAATTCAAGGCGGACGCGGAAAAGCTCCCGGCTGTACAGGCCGAGCTTGACGCGCTCAAAGCCAAAGGCGACGACGGCTACAAAGCAAAATACGAAAAAGAGCACTCCGATTTCGAGGCGTACAAGGCCGACGTCACCGCAAAGGAAAGCAAGGCGGCAAAGGAAAAGGCCGTCCGCGCCTACTTTGAAAGCAAGAACATCACCGGCGGGAACCTCGACCTAGCCATGCGTGGCTGCGGCGAGGAAATGGCCGCGCTCGAAATGGATGAAAAGAAAGCTTCTGAAGAAGCCCGGATCCCGAAGATCTACGCTCTTCTTCC